CAACCATGTCGAGGAACGCTTCGGGCTTCGCCGAGTGCGCGATATGTCCGCCTTCGTACGGACGCGACCAGTTCCACCACGTTGAATCCTCACGGGCCATCGCCTTGAGCGAACCGCGGCGGGCGAACAGAACGAATTCGGTGGTGTTCACGAACGCACCACCGAAGCCGATCCCCATCGGGGGCTTACACCACGTCAGGAGTTGGGCGGGCCGGAACCCCCATGCCCGCACGACGCCGTAGGCATCCTCAAGGAAACGGCTCGTCGTCCAGAGATACACATGAGCATCGGGCTCCGCGAGTTCGGACACCGGGAGCGCCCCAATCTCGGTAAGCGTCATCGTGGGGTAGCCGAGGCCCACCGTCCCTCCGCGGTGACGCCCCCACCACGTTCCGTCCACCACACGACCCGACTTCGCCGTGTAGCGACCCTTCGCGTCAGTCTCACCACGAGTCGTCACGCCGGTCTCGGGCATCGGCCATGGCGGGTCGGCGACGATGGTGCGGTACTTCATGCTTATCCCTCGCCCTGATTGAACGGCTCGGGGTTGTCGGTTCGATCCTCGGCTAGGGCGTTGCGGAGTGCATCTATTGCATCTAAATAAGACGGATAACGCTCGCCTTCCCCGAATACCGCCTTTGCTGCCTTCTCGATACGTCGTAGCCTCTCGACCTTGGCCATCCATGCGTCGCGGTTCTCGACCGTAGTAGCAAGGTTCGTCCGCAGGCTCTCGACCTTTCCAACTAGGCGTGCATGCCCCTCGATGACGAGCCGATCAACATCGGCATACGTCGCCAGCCGAGTCTCCCAAAGGCCCGCCTCGGTAGGTAGCAAGAGCACGAGTCGGTCGCACTCGCGACACCACCACAACCCCACAGAGGCCATTACTCCGTCGCATGAGTCGTGTGGACATTCCCTCCGCAGCCGCTCGTTCTCCAAGCGGTTGAGCGAGGCTGTTTCACACTCACCCCGCAACCGCTCGTTCTCGGCCACGGTTTCACGCCAGCGGCGCTCGGCTTCCGGTTTGTCCTTCGACCATTCCCGCAACCGCTCGACCTCGGCCTTGAGGGGTTTGATGTCGTGTTCGCCGAGGATGCGGAGGTTGCCCTCAACGGCCCTGGCGTGTTCCTTCCAGGAATCACGGTCTCGTCGCAACCCCTCAACCTCAGTCATGTAACGGGATAACTCGAACCCCTGTCGTTCAATCTCCTGATTACTCTCAGTGAGTTCGGCTTGGAGCCGCTCGACCTCGGCGATGAGCGCGTCGCGAGACCACATCTCCAACCCCTGCACTCTCATCGCCTCCCCCGAACTAGGACACGTCCGCAGCTATGCCAGCTTGCTTCTTATGACAGGGGCACAGACACTCGAACGAGTGCTGCCAATACTTCTTACCGAGTCCGCCCGGATACGGTGGTTTCTCCAGCTCGACCTCGACATAGCGGCCGTAGCAGACCGCGTGCAAGTCGTGACAGGTCGCCTCGCATTGCACCGAGCGTTGGTGCTCTCGCCTCATGCGTGTTTCTCCACATTCCGGCAGATGCCAACGAACACAGATTCAGTCCAACCCTTCTCGAATCTACGAAGGGCTTCTAGGACTACTTCTTCACCGAACCATCCGAGCATTCGGCCTACGAACCTCGGTTCCAGTCCTCGTGTCCGGGTTAGGTAGTCGATGTCTGGATTCGAGAAATGAACCCGGGGCAACGAAGGCGGAGTGTCGAGAAGCTGGTCTATGACAGCCCCGGCCTTGTGCGACTCAAGTTCAACATCAAACATCTAACCTGGGCCTCCTTTACGTTCGTCCCCGGCGCGGTCCGTAGTCTCTCCGCGAGCGGTGGCGTGTCTCCCGACAGGCCCTGGGCGTTACCCCGAACGAACAGCCCCGACTTCCTTCGCACCCTTGCTTCGATTGCAAGACTTGTGTGTGGCCGCTACGTTGCCTCTGATGTGGCCCCCGCCTTTCGCAAGCGGGATGATGTGGTCTAGTTCAAAGTCCTTGCGATGGATATCCTCACCGCAAAGGTAGCAACGGGCCCCGTCTCGTTCGTAGATGTCCCAGCGATCTAGGTCCTCGTGCTCGACTGCCTTGAACCGCGCCCAGCGCTTGTACCAGGCCCGCATGGCGTTCTCCCTCGACCGGTCTGGGTTCTTAGCTCGCCATGCCCGCGTCTGTGCACTCTTGCGCTCGCGGTTTCTGATGTTGTACTGCCGCTGGTATTCGGCATATCCCTCTGGGTCCGATTCCCTCCGCCGTTCTCGGCTACGCTTCGCGGTGATGAGACACTGTGCCTTGGCTTTTTCAAGGTTGTTGGCTCGCCACCGCTTACTCTGTGCGTGCGCCTTCTCGGGGTTCAGTTGCTTCCATGCGTTGGTGAGCGCGTTGCGGCAGGTCTTGCAGTCCGCCGTGCGGCCATCACGCCCCTTGTTCCAGCGGTGATACTCGCTGAGAGGTAACATTTGGCGGCAGCGGGAGCAGGCTTTCATGCTGGGACCGTTGGTTTGATCCAGAAACCACAACGCCTACAGGGGAACCGCTGCGCCTTCGGGGCAATATCCAAATCCAAGTCATGCGGGGGGCAGCCCACTCCTTCCCCATAAGCGGACTGCCCCCCACGGTCATCCCCGGCGGGTGCGTTGCCAGAATCCTGGTCGCTGGTTCCCTTGGTCGCTACGCCTGCCTCGACCCGATCCCTCGTAGTCGAAACTGGTCCTGCGGCCGGGGACGTTGATTCGGAGTCCACACCTGCTTGTGGAAGGGGGGATTGCTGTTCGCTTGATGTGGACTCCGAAGTCTTGCGAAGCCATTCGTATGCCTCGTCAGCGTATCGCTGCACTAAACCGCTGAACATATCGCTGGCCGAGCCGAAGACAGTGACCGCCTGCATCAATGCGGTCCTTCGGTCCATCCTTTCCTGGATGAACTGGTCATGCTCCGGGGAGCGGCGGGGAGAAGTGGCAGAACTACCCGCCGCCCCCGGAACGAATGGCGCTGGCTGGTACTCGCCAAAAGCCTTTATCTTGAACTTGGTCCCGCCGTGCTTGTTCGTCCCCGATTCCTCAAGGGTGAACTCAATGGGCTTGTTCAGGGCCTCAGTCAACAGGCCGTGGACTTCGACGGCAGTGTCGATGTTCTTCTTCCCGATGTATGCCGTGTCCTTATCTTGGAAGGCCACGTTGATATAGCGCACTTGGCGATCAGTCGGCTCACCAATGTCTGAGACCCAGGTGACGGTCTTGAGAGTCATGATGCTCGCGCCTTCCGCGCCTGGGCTCGATCCCGCTCGCGCCATGCGTGCTCTGCCTTGCAGGCATCACACCGACAGGACCAGTTGAAGTAGGTGCTCTCTACCCCGTGCGGCACCAGTCGAGAGTCCTTGGGCGCGGGACCACGTCGAGCCCTTGGGCGTATCCCCCCCGCCAGGGCGCTAGCCCTAGCCACGCGCGACTCTTTGCAGGCGGCTGTCCACGCGGCGCGGCAGGCTCCACACCGGCAACCGTTGTTCGTATAAGTCCCCGGGCGACCATGCTCGCTCATCGGTTCATCGCCTGATGGCGCCGGGGAAGCACACCAACCGCATACATCAACCGCTTCCACCCGCGTTCGCAGTGATCGCAAGGGCAATCGATGTCATGGCCTCCGGGTGTGTAATGCCCCTCCCGTACCTTCATCGCTGCCAGCCTGTCCTTGGTCTCGTTCCAGGTGGCGAAGGTGCATCCTGCTGCCACCCTCGCTGTGAGTAGGCTGCACAACCGCTGCTCGTCGGTCAGCATCGAGTTGCGGGTGTTCTCGTCCCACAGTCCTCGCTCCACCTTGCGTCCCTGCTCAAGTAAGACGGTCTCATCAACTCGCTGGATGGTTCGGTGAAGGATCTGGTCGGACCTCATCGGTCCCCCCGGGCCTTGGCGATGGCGGCACGAACCGTGTTCACGCAAGCGGCCTCTAGCTCTTGCTTCGGGAACGCCGTGACGTGCTCATCAATCCGTTCCAGGGCCGCCAATAGGTCCGGGGCAGCCGCGATGAGGCCGGCGTTGGCCCTCGGTGCGTCGAAGCTGCACTCCGCTATGGTCTGCCACTTCGCTGGATCGCCTTCCACTATCGAGACCATGAAGCTTGTCCTATCGTCACGGTTGAGAACCTGATAAGTCCACGGTCCCGGCATGTGGTCGCTCATCGCCGGTCCTCATCAGCCATCGCCGCCAACGCCATAATCAACATCCCCAGGAACCCACCTACAAAGAAGACGAACAGCACCAGGAAGATGTTCATGGGTAGCTCTCCCAGGTTTTCTCGAACTCCCGCATCCGCTGCTCATAAGCGGCTTGAATCCGGTCTAGATCGTCGGAGTCGTATTCGCCTGGTTCAAGGGCCACCGCAATCCGGTGGGCCTCTCGTTTCTCCTCGGGGGTCACACGGGGGGTGTCTCCCCACATCTGCTCAGCTAGGCCAGTCAGGAACTCGGCCGTGGCGTGGGCGCGTTTGTCTTCCTCGTCACACCGACAGGCGTACCGAGCTACCAGGGCCTCGTACTGCTCACCCGTCAAGCACTCGACGGCATCGTGAAAGAGCCCGATGTCTGTATGAATCCGTTCCAGCGGGTTCACCCAACGGCCGCAGGTAACGCAGGCCCATGGAAGGGAATCGTATTCAGGGGGGCGACTAGGCCGGGAACGATGCGAGTCCATCCCGGACGCCTGCCTAGTGGTTATCCCCGCAACGCCCGCACCCGGGGCCACATCGGTTTCGCCACCCCCCTGAATTTCGTGGGCGGGGGGAGGAATGGACGCCGGGAGGGTGGCCATTCCCTCGACCCCCGCCACACGGTCAAATCCGCCCGCGGTAGTTCCGGGCGGAGGATTCTCATCACGTACATTCCCGGCATCCATCCCGCGGATCATGCACCCAGAATCCGGTGGTGTCAAGTCGCCATCCCAGATTATCCGAACTTCTGGCTCCACAAGATGTAGCGGCGAAGCACTGGATGAGCACGTAGGGTGTTGCAGGGTAAGGGTGTGTCAAAGATTAGATTTGACAGGGAATGGGAGATGGGGTAGGAATACGTACGTCAAAGAACGTAAAGCCGGGAGGGCAGATCGATGACTCAGCGGGCGGAGTCCAAGCCGAAATCAGAGATCGACGAGGAGTTCAGGTTGTGGCTCCGGGCTGCTGCCGCTCGACGGAGTATGACACAGGCGGATGTGGCCTGGGCCTTTCCTTTCCAAGTTCACCCCAAAACTGTCTCGACGTGGTTTTCGGGTCACGCCAGGCCCAGCTACCATCAGTTCGTGGGCCTCTGCGTGGTCTTGGATGAGCTACCACCCGTTCTGCTAGGGCTTTGCCACCCCGAACCTTCCGAACGAAGTGGATCGGGAATGGGGCCAGTCGGCGGCACGTTTGGCATCGCAGATGGTCCGGGATTTCGGCCCACGCCGCTGCGGTTCCAAGACTGAGGCTCCCCGGCGGAAGCCCACACCAGGCGAATCCATGCTCATCCGGGATGTGGTGCTGTGTTCCCCCCTGCGACCTGAACGCCCTCATGCCTCCCCATCGGCAATCCTAGGGGGCCAGGCAAGCGAACACGCGTTCGAGCCCGAAATGGCTTAGGAGCCCGGAGAATCGGTTCTAGGGCTATCTCAGGCTATTGACCGGAGGGGGAAATAGGGATAGGTTCATTCTCAGGACATAGCGGAGGAGGACATATGAACGATGGACTAGTGATCTTCTTGGGAACGGTCGGGGGCTTGGTCGGTAGCGCATGGATCATCGACCAGCTAATCGATGCATTCTGGCCGGTCAGGGCGACCACAGACGCGGAGGCCGAAGCCACTCACGCCTGAGTAACTCTTTTCTCAACGCGATATGTTGCTTGACGTCGCCAATAACGCGACGCCGAGTTTTTTCGATACCGGCTGGCCCCAACCTATTCGCTTCCCGCCAGTCTGCCTGACTCATCCCTACCTTGGATGACTTCACCCCCAACATGGCTGCGAGGTTGGCCTGTGACCCCGATACCCCACCCTTCTTCTTGAGATCCGCGTAGGTATCAGAGACCAAGATGGGAGGCAGTGGACTAAGTCCCTCCTCCAGCAACGCCCCATTCAGGATGCGTAGGTCGTGGCGGATGATGTTATGGCCGGTCACCATGTCCGCTTGGACGAAGGCAGCGAGGAAGCCTAGCAGCATGGTGCGAAAGGGAACCTCGCCCAGGCACAGGGCATCTATCTGCAATTTCCCCCGATTCTGGGGGGGAACGAAGCACCAAGCGATGGCTGTGATCTCGGAGAAGGTGAAATCCTCGCCGGCGTAGTTCAGTGGGCGGTTCTCAATGTCAAAATCGAGCGTGCGGGGTGGGGTGACCTTGAAGGTCACCAACTAGTCCTCCCCCAGGACCGACCTTATGTCTAGCTCGTACGTCTTACCGGACTGAACCGCCTTGTCGAACGCAGCCTCGAATGCTGGCAACTTCTCGTTGATCTCTTCGTCTGCTGCCAGGCTGTGTTTCAAGCGGATGTTCGTTCGTAGCGCCTTGAGTAGCTGGGCACGTTGGAGTTCAATGTCGCCTAACCGCTTCACCCGAGTCCCCTTCGCTTCGCCTCATACCTCACCTGCGTGAGCATCCCGGCAGCCGTGGTACGGAAGCGTCGATGACGCGCTAGTTCGTCAGCGCGTGTGCGTGGGCAGAGATTGGCTCGCTTCCGGTTGTTGTGGTTCCCGGTGCAAGCCTTATCAGGACATCGCATCTGGAAGCAGTGTGGTGCAGGCGTCTAGGGCTAAACCTGCTGGTAGTAGGTTCGCAAACAATCCAGTTCGTGCTCGTCCGCCTTCCAGCCCCCGCCCATAATGCCGCCGGTCTTGTGCCATTGCCCGAGGCAGTGGCCAATCTCGTGGGCGATGTGGGCACGCAGGGACGGACGCCAGAAGGATTTCCACCAGACCATGACGGGGCGGAAGAAAGCTGCTCCTCCCTTATCAGCGACCCAGAGAGCCTTGTCTGGCTCCGTCGTCAGCTGACGGACGAGCCGGATGGAATCGGGGACCGCGTAGAAGGCCACGCCAGCCAGCTTCCCATCGTAAACATCAAAGGGCTCGTACTTCGCGGGCGATTCCTCTACTACGACGAAATGTAGGCCAGCGACACGCCAGATGCCCAACGCCTCCTCAAGGGCGAGCCGCCACTTGTCCTGCTTCCTCGGCCCCAGAGTTGAAACGAAGGTGTCTCGCACCGTGATGGGCATGGGATAGGTTGGCTGCCAACCAGCGGGATTCGTGGTTGTCCTAGGACCAGGGCCGTGCAAGTGTCCCCCGTCTCTCCTGCGCATGGCGTAGAGCCAGTTCCACGCCTTCGGGCTGTATCTCCTGATATGCCTGCATGAGCGCACGGGTTCCGGCGTGTGCCAGTGGGTGAGCCTTTGAGTCCTCATCTACGAGCTCGCCCAAGTCGTAGCGCACGAGATGACGATGCAGCGCGTCCACATGGCCGGGATCGTTCTTCCAGTAGGACGGTGCCCGCTTGCGTTGTCCGTCTAACAGGGTCGCTCGGATGAGTTCCGACAACTCCTCGATGATGTCCTCGATCCCGTAGTCACCGGACATGCTGGACATTCACCGCCTCCGATTGGTAGTCCCTGGGCATGTCCCTGCCGCACCTGGCGCACTTCGGTGCAGGACTGCGGACCATCGTTTCCTTGGATACCGGGCAGGTACGGCAACGGAAGACGTACTTCACCGATAGGTCTCCTCAACGACTCGATCCATATCCACCATGAGTCCACAGGACCAACAGATGCCGGTGTGCAGATCGTCGGGGTCGATATCTCGCCCACATCGGGGGCAAACGGGCTCGTTCACTTGAGCAGGGTGACGGCGAAGGCGACGGCGGTACGCAGACCCATGTAAAGGGCGGCGACTACGAGGGCCTTAGCTTCATCCCAGTTCTTCGGTAGTTCCTGGCTAAGGAGATAGCCCGAGGCCGCAGCCACGCCGGCCAGAAGGATATCTCGAACGGTTGCGGACAACGCCGAAAGGATCTTATCCAGCATGCCTTCTCCTTTACTTGTCTCGTACGAGGACGTACACGATGGCTCGAGCAACGGGCGTCGCGTGTGGTTCATACAAAGTCTCGCCTGTATCTGAAAATCCCCATTCACGGATGGAGTCGGTGGCGAGCATGTGCATGAAGTCTCGTTCGGCGCGTAGCCCGGCCTCTTCTGGGGTGGCCCCCAGGTTCTCTACCCAGTGGTCGCGGATGGTCGCCACGATCTGTTCGGAGGTCATGAACTCTCCGGGCGGCGGAGGGAGGTCTCCTCTGTTCATGGGGAACATCCGCAACAACGACAGCGCGACAATATCCGCGAAGCGGATTGCAGATTCCACACCCCAACAAGGGACCGAAATGCCAAACCTGCATCGAGCCATCCCAAAATGAATGCATCTCTGTCGGCACCGACGTGGTCGTCGTTGTGTTCATGGGCGTCGTCGTGTTCATGTCAACAGGTCTAACGTGGTCGTCCATGGCAGATACGCCTCATCGGCGCAGGACTGGCATAGTCCGTGTTCGTCGGAAGCGGGACGACCACTGAACGGGTCATCCTCATAGGCCTGCTCATGACAAGAGCACCGACACAGGCCCCAACGCTGGGGATCGGTGAAGGTGGGCATGCGGCTGGGGAACGCGTAGGGAATCATTGGTCGGCTCGTTCCCGCCCAGTGGTGTGCTGGCCTAACCGCACTCGGTACCCTAGGGCAAACATGATGCGGCGATGGAGGGGCCAGCCATACAACCGGCCGAAAGCCCAAGCGAATCGGATGGTTCGATACTTCATCAGTCATCGGCTCCGTTGAGCAAGGCCAGCTCGGCACACACCGCGAGGTGGTTCGACAGCACGTACGCATGCACATCTCGAATCCGGATGAGCTCACCGCATTCGGGACAGACCAGCGTGACCGAGTGGGCTTCGGGTAGGACTGAGTCGGGGAAGTCCACGTCACCGGGTTCAGGAACTTCGGGGGGCGTGTCGGGCCCGGTCATTGATTCTGCGCGATGTAGAAGAAGATGGCGAGTGCTGGTTCCACGACTACGGCGATCCCAAGTGCGGCCCATGCAACCTTCTCCAGCTTACGGATGCGCTGTTCATGGTCGGTGAGTTCCCCCTGTGTCCCTGCATGGTTCGGCTGTGCGACGTGAGACTCCATCTGCCCAAGGCCCTTCGACAGGTCTTTCTGAACTTCCTGAACCAGCGAGTAGACATCCTTTAGGGTTATCCGGACAGTCGTACCATTCTCGGGTTCGGTCACAGCTTTACCGTCCGGTTCTCATCCACGAGGCAGTAGCGGTGGCCGGCAGCGCAGAGGATGCGGTCCACCCAGAACAGCGCCTCCTTACCATCGAAGTCCACGCCGTTCATCTCATGGCCCCCCTGGCTCTCGCAGGGTGCCCCACATTCGAGGCAGTCGGACTCACTCATCGTTCTTCCTCAGCGGCTTGATGATGTCCTCGAACATGGCGTCGATGCGCTGGCGTGCCCGCTTGCTGTGGATACGTTCTCCGCTGCGGTCCTGTTTCTTGGCCCAGAGAACGCCCTTGATCGTCAGAACGGCTGCCAGCGCGGCTAGACCAAGGAGCAGGATGAAGTCCATCAGCCCGACAGCCTGAACGACGTGTGCCAGGATTCTCCCGACACGCCGTAGTGCCAGCCCCGCTTCTTCAAGTGATACGCGATGCGCTTGCGTCGCAGGATGCCCTGTCGCATGTCGATGTCGATGGCCAACGCCTCGCAGTGCAGCGAACAGTCCGGGTTTGCATAGCGACCAGAGCTGTCCGACTTGTAGTACGTCGCCTGGAGCGTGTAGCTACGGTAGCCAACGCCCGTGATGAGGATCGGAAGCACCTTCCCCTTTCGACGCATACGCCGTGGGGTTGCTGCCTTCTCCGCCTCACGGAACGAGCGCAGCGCGGGACCCTGTAGCGTCACCGTTCCGCCTCCGTCCTGATGATAGGACTGGAGGTTAGGTGGAGGCTTGACGCGCCCGGGGTAGCGAGCGGTCACCATTCCGTATGGGGTTTTGAAGTCGCCATCTGAGCAGTTGCTCATTCAGTCTCTCCAGAAGGAGTCCCACTGAACGTAGACATCGGGGTAGGTCCACGATCTTGTCTCGCCTGCTCGTAGAGCTTGTCGTCTATCCACGTCAGATGCTTGTTGATCTCCCTCACGGCAGCATGTAGTGCTGCAACCCTCGCCATCACATCCATCAGGCTCGCTTCCCCCGCACTCACAAACGGCCCGTTCGGCATTCATAAGCACCTTTCCAGCGTGAGGATGCCGATGTGTGTCGCGTCGGGGTATGTCTTGGATATGACGCTATTGGGGGGCATCGGCAGGATGTGGGTCTCGATGTTGGTGGCGTCCTCGATGCCATCCTTTAGCTGAGACGCCTTCTGTTCTAGGTTCGTGTTCAGCTGATCCACTTGTTCCGCCCTCGCAACGGATTCGACGAGGAGGACCGGGAGACAGCCTTCAGTGGCTCGGCTAATCGCGACTTCCTGCCACGGCAGATCGGGAGTAGGGGCAGCAGAGCGCCCGGCAATGAACATCGCAATCCCTAGCGTTATGGTGAAACCAATCACCAGGAGGCGGCGAAGCCCGGTACCAGTGTCCGGCTTACCCAGGTCAAGGCTGGCTACGGTGGGTGGTCCAGCGACCATCCTTCCGTCGGGTTGCTCCGTGAACTCCTCAGACATGGACTAAGGATGGGGGTTGCGTCCAGGGCGGATTAGCGCCTTCCGCCGCGGAAGGCATACCGACCGGGATACACAAGGGAGCGGGCATTGCGTCCCACCCGATTCCTTACCTGTTCAACCTGTCCCTGACCTGCCTCGGTCTGGTCCCCGGCAACCCTGATGGTTGAACGCCTAACGGCATCGATCTGTTGGGCCTCGATACGCCTCGATAGACGCAGCCGATCCCGGCCTATGAGCGCGATGGCGGGCTTGGGAAGCACCTCGAATGGTTCCACATTGACGATGATGTTCGCGGTCCCCGTAGGGACACCAGAGGTAGCCTCCACGATTGTCGAGACCGCGCTGCCCGCAGGGATCGTGTACAGGTGGGTTACCTCTTGGGGTGCCGCACCGGAGATAGGTCGCACCGTGTCGTCGAATAGGTCCCTCCCGTTCGCCTGGACCTGCACGGTGATAGTCCCCCCCGAGACAGTCTGAACCTGAGCCCCGCGGATGCGCAGCAACTCCGTCGTGGTAAACGTCAGCGTCTCATTGACGGCCAGCGTGGTGTGCTGAGTGGTATACCGAGACACAAGGTATTGGTTGCGAGCTCGCTGGTCCGACAGCACGTCCCGGCGAGGGTCGGTAACTAGGTCCGGTAGTCGGGTCTTGGGAATCGGGCTCACGCGATGGCCCGCATTCGCACCCGCATCACGCCTTCGCCCAGCGTGCGGATATCGTCACCGATCTGTTCGACCATGACGGTGTGGGTCGTATAGCGGTCGGGCTGTTGATAGCGGTAACCATCGAGTAGCGTCACGATGGACTTGTTCGTGGCGAGGTCTTCGAGGTTGTCCCGCAGGAAGGACCCGTCATTGGCGCGGGAGAGCGGCCGTTCGTTCGAGTTCTCGTCCTCGACCCTGACCACCATGTCCCAGTATTCGGCATAGGCCATCGGCTGCGTATCTGCCACCACACTGAACACGATGGGCGGGGCCACGGCTGTCGAGTTGTTGTCCAGGGTGATCTTCACCTTGAGCCGACTGAATAGAACGGTGCTGGAGCCGGTCGAGACCTGCTGAAACACCCGGCCCTTGGCCCCCGTTGGGGTTGTGGCCGAGGTGATAACCGTTAGGTCTGTATAGGCGGAATCGTCGGTGGAGTAGGAGATCTTGATTCGACTATTGGCGACCAGCCCCGATGTGGTCCCCGAGTCGGTTACCTTGAATGTGACGTAGAAACCGTTTAGTGCCTTGAGTTCCATCGGCAGCCCCATGTCCCATTCGGCCGTCTCCAGGGTGGCGCTGATGGCCTGCGAGTCGTCCCGGTTGGCGGGCTCCAGGTCGTCGTAGGAGAACACCTGGAGACTAGTATCGGCCCCAGTTGAGGGTTCCCATGTAGCCCCGAAGAGCCGGCTGCCGTGCATCGCAAGGAACGCGAGCTTGTCGGTTCCAACCACGAAGTCCATGCCATCGCCCGTACCACCGTTTGCCAGATCATCAAACAGGTGGAGACCGTCGTTCCGGATGTCGTAGAGAAAGATCTTGCCACTGGTGGCATCGGCACAGAACAGGTAAGCATCGGGGCCGGCACACCCGATGGAGAAGTCCTTCACTTCTGTGTTCTGATGCTTCCGTGGCGAGGCGATCAGGTCGGGGGATTGTGTTTGAAGTGGGATAGCGTGAAGTTCCGCGAACTGCTTACCCGCTGCCTGCCGGTTCCCAAGGATGAATAGAACGCCCTGCTGGTAAATCAGTTTCTTGATGACGAAGCCGGGGGGGGCCGTCCAGAAGGGGCGACCGATATCTGCCCGAAGCTCCCAGATATAACCGGTTGATAGAGTGGAGAAACTGAAATAGAGCGCAGTCTCAGCGGACACGATAGAGGTCCAGTGGTTAGTCCCCCATGTGCCACCCGGAATGATGTCCGTATCAAAGACGATGGTAGCACCCCAGTTGCCCGCGTCGTCCATGATGGTGTCCTTCTTCAAGAGCTTGAACTGGGTCCCCGTCTCACCAAGGGTATAGGGGACACCATTGAGGACTGCTGCAACCATGGGGGGATTGGGCTCGGTACCAGTCTGTGCATCGGCCCAGGCATTAGTAGCCACGTCTGCAGTTACTACCGGGATCGCATCTGCTGCCCCACCCGCTGATGGAAGGAATGCCGCATTAATGCCATCCGCGATGGCGTCTGCGTAACTCGCACCGCTCATGGCTGGGGTGACATCCTGCGCGGACGCCCAGGTAATCGCGTCGGTTGAGGCGATGATGTTGTCTTCCCACGCGATGAGTGCGGAGCCGTAGGTCGAGATCCCCGCGGGCCTACTGGCCGTGTCTGCATTGGCCCCGGCCCGTGCCACGGCCGAGCGGCGTCGCTCTGTCCGAGTGGTGAGTTGCCCCCGCACCGTGGGGTTCATCAGGGATGCAAGGTCATAGCGGGTCGGGTCTTGCGGGTAATAGATACGCCCGCCCTCTCCCCCGATCCAGTCTGTGATGGACCACAGGATCTTCTCGGGTCGCAACTGGTCCTTAGCGATTTCTCCGGCGATGGAGGAGGCCGGTGCGAACAGTGATTCGAAGCTGTGGTTGTAGTGCGGCTCCTCGTCCTCAGCGATGACGTAGGTGACGCTACCGATCTTGACGTGTGCGCTATCGTTTATCATCCGTGGCTGAGCTCGGGCAATAGGGGACTATCGGCCCGGAGTTGGCTGGAGGCCCGGTTCACGGCCTCATCGAACTTGCTCCGGAAGTAGGCGGCACCGCGCAGCGTCTCTCGGTCCTGCCGCGGTTTGCGAGGCTTGCGGTTCTCCAACGCCCCCTCCAGGTGTGCCACCGCCCCGTAGATGACAGCCTCGACCAGAGAGTCGCCATCCGTCAGGTCCGAATAGTTGCCACCCGACACCGCATCCGTGATCCGCGCTGCATAGTCCACGTTCACCGTGTTCGAGGCGTGGAAGAAGCCATCGGGGAACCGCAGGCCTACCCCAGAGGTAACGAGAGAGGTGGTCATGTTTCGACGCAGATTGACACGTCGGTCGTGACGCTCCCCGAATCGCCCCTCCTTGGTATCATTTGTTCCATACAACTGCCGCACGTCGATGAGTGCCAGTGCGTCGGCAGCGAGGTCGTACCAGGTCGTGGTCGTCGCGGCCGGTGTGATGGTATCGGCCGTTTTCTTGTAAATCCTCGGGAACAGCAACTCTCCCTGGATGACCGCCGAGATGGCGTTCGTGATCTCCGTGAAGGTGTACCGGGGGTTCTTGAGAACGCGCTCCGAGGTGTGTGCTGCCCCCGTGGAACCCCAGTAGGACCGGGTGGCGGTGATGGTTGTCGCCGCCAGGGAGATGGTCAGGAAGGTGTCCCCGTCCGTGATGAACTCCCCGATGTCCCCCTTCTCCCAGAAAGTCGCCGTAGCCCCGGTGATGGTCGAGGTCGCATTAGCTGCCGAACAGGAGGCATCTTCCCAGGGACGGTCCCCGAGCTCGTAACGACACCGCTGAACGAGGGTTGTCTGACTCAATGCCATATGTCAGTACTTCTCATGCTGGTCAAGGGCTAGAAGCCAATCAAAATGTGACCTACAGACATGGTAATGGCAGCGACAGCTGCCGGGTTTACCTCAACCGCGAAGATGTCCCACCCGGAACCAGAACTACCACCGTTAGCGACACTACCGACCGCGCCAGGCGAATCGTGATGCCACCCGTGAAAACCGGACGACGGGGTTGCGTGTCCCGCCGGTCCAACGTCCAGCGTGTAACCGCTCGGCTCCGTGAGCCCCGTACCTGAGCTGTTCCCGTTGCTCACCATGCCGACGATGATGCAATCGGACTGGGTGTTCGCATCGAACGTCGCCGTGGGGGTCGTACCCCCCGCCCCGGAATTGTTCTTCAACTGCGTGACGGGTGACGACGTATCCGCGTCCACCTGCCACACGGTGACGAAAGCCCCGGTGGCATCATCCCCGGTACAGAGAACCTGGACGGCACCCGACGGGTCGCCCGCTCCCGTAGGGGCCGTCCAGATCGCCGCGCGCGATGAACCACCGCCGATAGCAACTTGCAGTTGGCTCGTCCACGTCAGAGCGCCCAGCGTGTCGGAGATGGTCAGCGGGTTCGTCGTCGTGTCCTGACAGATCGCGATGACGACGAGAACTTTGCTCGCATCGGTCGCGAACGTTCCTGTCGTGTACGAATCATTGTTGGTCGTCGAGTTGACGGAGCCTTTGAAGACGGTCGCCACGGTGGCCTACGCGTTCCCGGGGCAGCTCACGCCGACAGCCGAACAGTTCACCACGTCACCGTTTAGGACGTTGTCTCGGACGATGACCCCGTAGATGTCTCCCCAGGAGCCGCGGCGCTGGTTCTGCGTGAGCAGCGCGTTCACGTTCCCGCCGAAGACGTTGTCCTCGATGATGGACTCCGCACACGAGTTGCACGAGATCGCGGTCGGGGCGATGTTCGAGTCCGGGTTCCACCCGTTGCCCTGAATCACGTTCCTCGCCACCAGCGCGTGGTCACCAGCCGATTCCCCACCCGAGACCTCGTAGGACACGCCCGCCTTGCCGTTGTGGCTGAGGGTCGAGTCGGTGATCTGGAAGAAGCCGACGTGGCAGAAGTCGCACCAGATGCCGACCCACGGGTTGTCGTGGATGAACGAGTTGGTGATGGTCACGTTCCCCGTGTCGTTGCCGGTCGGGTAGGCGGCGGCCTTCTTGATGCAGGCCGCGTACCGGAACTCCTTGGTCATCGAGTACGCGTTCCCGTTCTGGTAGCAGTCGAGGTCGTCCGCCACCAAGTTCGCGGTCCCGCCGCCGCCGACGCAGTTGCCGCCGTTGTCGTGACAGGAGATGGATTGCAACGTGAGTGTGCCCTGTCCACCAGTAGCGAAGGCGCGACCACAGTTGGCGTTCGGGCTACAGACGCCCGTGGTGCCGGCGGGCGGCGTCCTGGCGCCGAACACGTCAACGCCCTCGAAATAGGCATCCCGGCTGATGCCGAAGATGCCAGACACGTTCGTCGGAACACCCGATCCATCGATGTGAGTTAGGCTTCGTCCCGCACCGATGACACGGTCACCATCCTGAACGCTGATGCTGGCCGAGAGCGTGTAGGTGCCCTCCCCAAGGCAGAACGTGGTACCCGCCGGAGCAGCATCCATCGCTGTCTTGAGTCCCCCGCCCGGAGCCACCGCAGTTCCCGTACAGGAAGGCGGTGGAGCAGTTGTGGTGGGTGGGGGGGCCGGAGCCTCAGTGACCGTCACTGTCTCGGTGGTCGTGATCGTCTCGGTGACTGTGGTGACCACCGGGGGCTTCGCCTGTTCTTCTGCGAGCAATGCATCGGCCTGGGCCAGTAGATCTCGCGCCCCCTGGATGTCTCCATCGGGGTCATCGGCCAAAGCTACCCCGGCGAAGGCGAGAAAGGTGAGGGCTATCAGAAGTGCTAGTAGTTTTCTCATGCTGTCCTTTTCCACATATCAGGCCAACCTCCGTAGGAACAGAGAACTGTCGGCCTTGAAGGTCACTGCGCCGTTACCTTCACCCGTCATCGAGAGGTTCAGGTCCCCGGTAGTGGAGACGACGATGATGCCTCGGATGTGGTCAAACTGGTCCTCGGTCGTGGACCCGACTCCGGTGTTGGGACCAAGCGCCCCGTTATCCGTCATGGTGGACATATGCTCGACAAGTTGACCTGTCAGGGTCGCAGCCACCCCGTCCGCTACACCCGTTGCCGCAGCCGCACCCGTAGTCTGGTAGTGCCTAGTGGCGCGAACCCTAGTCACCGTACCGGTGTAGTCCACGGCCCAGGACGTGCCAACCGTGGTGGTGCCCGACCGCCAGACCACGAAGTACTCGAACATATACGTCCCTACCGCCAGGCCGGTCAGGGACATCACCGTCTCGACCGTTGTAACTGCGTTATCCGCCGTGGCAAGCATCCAGGTCGCAGACGGAGCCGCCGCTGTGTTCGCGGCACCGCTAGCACCAGAGACGAGGGTGGTGTTCAGGCCCCCGCCTACGTGCGTGTGGTTCCCGGCCGCGGGTTGAGTTGCCCCGGAGCCGTAGTCCAGATCTACATCCGTGCTGTTTGCTCCGGAGTTATCAGTGACGATGAACCCGTCCTGGAAGTCCAGGGTTGCCCTCTGAGTTTCGGCTGAACCAGTGTCAGCGATGGTGTGACCTGCGCCGGCGTGGCTATGGCTCCCCTGTGCCACCTGGGTAGCACCCGAACCCACATCAGCGTTGGCATCCAGGTTCTCGTAGGTGACCCCGGCCGCGGCGATGAATGTGGACGTATGGTCGGCGTTACCGTGACTCTGTGCGTGGTGCGCTGAGCCAGAGTGGGTAGCGTCTACCGTGGGTGAACCCCAGGTACCGCCCAACTCCCCACCAGGGGAAGTGCCTACGACGATCTCAGCAGATAGGCCAGCATCGGCTGTGCCGACGAGGTAATCGGCGGTAGTTGGTGCGCCGCCGCCAGCAGCATCTTCGGCCCATGTGTTATCGCCCTTGCGCGTATACCACTTGTCCGTTCCGCGGTCGAACGCCTTGCAGCCCTCCGGCGCGGCTGGGAAGTCATTGACCGAGTCGGCGATGTACAGGCGCATGATGGTGCCGTCCGACTGGACATACGACGAGGTAATGAACTCGTAGGCCATTAGCTCGTGTACCAAATCGTGACCGAGAGGTCGGCACCCACAGTGCCCGATCCCACCTGGTCGATGTCAACGGTGATGTACTCACCATCTGCGATAGTCGAGTCGTCGAATGCCCCACCCTCATCCGTATTGGTCCCGGCAGCGATAGTGATGCGGTTCGCCTGCGTGGACCAGACCGTAGTGCCGTTATTGTTTATGTCGATGAGGATGGACTGTGTGGTCGGGGCGGTTCCTACTGATCCGCGTGCGGACTGCAATGTGATGGAACGGCCCGTGTCGTTGTACCAGCGGATGGTCCCTGTGCCGGTGGACAGGTTCCCTTCCTTTGAGAAGGTGACGTGCTCAACGATGTCCGTTTCCTTGCGGTACTGGGTGTGGTCATCGTCGGTCAGACCCGTGAGCGCCAGGCCGTGATCCAGCGTCCCCGCTTGTGCCCCCGTGGACTGGTGGGTGTGGTCGGCGGACTCAAGGCGATATTGCGTATGGTCGTCATCGGTGAGTCCGGTTAGTGCCGTTCCGTGGTCAAGCGTTCCAGCCTGTAGGCCCGTCGTGGTATGCGTGTGGTCCGCGCTCTCCAAGCGATAGCCAGTGTGCGGGTCGGCCGCGGCATCGTGGGCCTGTGATGCGTCCACGATTTCTGCTAGTGCCCCCTCGACCTCGGTAGCCGTAATCTGGGCGGCAGAGTCGAGCACGCTGATGGCGGAAGCGTCATGCGCATCGGTGGCATCCGCGATGTGGGTGTCAGTAGCCGCGGAGTGTGTCGAGCCCGAGTGGGTCGCATCCACCGTGGGGCTGGCCCAGGTTCCCCCAAGCTCGCCGCCAGGGGTAGTACCAACGACGATCTCCGCCGCTGTATGCGCGGTTGCGGTCCCAACCAGAAAGTCGATGTCGTCGAAGTCTGCTTCCTTGAGATAAGCCGCACCCGAGTGCACGTGGTCGGAGCGGGCAACCGTAATGGCCGTACCGTCTGCCTCGGTATCTGCCACATCCAATGGGTAGCCTGCTGCCCCATAGGACAGGTCGATCTCGGACTGGTCCCCAACAGCGTCGTCGGTAACAACAAATCCGTCCTGGAAGGACAGGTTGGTGCGGGCAGTCTGAGCAACGTCATCGTCCTGGATGGTATGGCCACCGCCTGCGCCACCCGTAGATTCAAAGGTGATCGTCCAGTAGGCACCCTCTGTCTCTATGAAGGTGATGGTCATGTTTGTGCCGGCGATGATGTTGGAGGATTGATTGGAGGGAAGGTCACTCATACGAGATCACCTCCATCGCTCGCAGTTGTCGGCGGGAGCCCAGGTAGGGGAGCAGGCGATGGATTACCTGCCGTGCCTCCCGCCCGTTCGCCTGCCACTGCCACTGGGGCTTGCGGTTCGAACCCTTCTGATATGGCCCGTGAACCCGCCCAAGGCCCATCACCGCATGGAATCGTCGGATGATTTCTTCATCGGCCATCTGGACACCGGCCTTGGGATACCAATGAGTCCCCGTGCGTGAATTGGTGAACCACCCCTCGCCCTCGAAGAGCCCCGCGGCCCAGAGGACTTCATGGTCAGGAAGGTCAGCCATCGAACCGCTCCATCACGGTGCGGAACTGCCGCTGCACCTTGGCGTAGTTGTCCAGTCGCGCCTGGCGCTCTTGTTTGATCTGACGTTCCAGTTCGGCGTCGCGCTCCGCGGCCCGGTCACTCTCGATCTGCCATTGTTCGGACAGACTGGTGACAAGGTCATAGAGACCCTGAATGCGATTGAGTTTTTCGACATACTCATCCAGTCGGGTTGAGGAGGCATCCACTTGGTCGCTGCGCTCGCTCAGACGGCCCAGTACCTCCTGTGCCCTTGTGAGGGCATCGTTCAACCGCGCCTCACTTGCGGGACCCACTTGCTCCGCGAGCTCCAACTTCCCGATGAGTGCCTCTGCCCGTTCATGCTGGTTTCGGAGAACCGTGCCCAGGGCGCGGGACTGGCCCAGGATCTCGGACACCTGAGCCTCAAGCGCGTGCTGTTCGGCAGCATCGAGGCGCAGCCGCTCCCCCACCGGTCGGCGGGAAGGGGTGTGTTCCCATTCGCCCCCATTCAACGACTGGAGCTGGCAGTCCTCATGTTCCTCGCACTTACGAAGGGCGAGAGTGCGCCCCACGATTAGCCCTTGAACCGGATGGTCAGCGTGTATGTGTAGGTCGCGCCCGTTCCAGCCGCATTGACGATCCGCACACCCAACAGGGAGGGGATGGGACCGTTGACCACCCTGGAGGAGTCCGCTGTAGCGGAGTCTGTCCCAGCCGTCGTGAACGTGGGAGCTAGGGCGTAGTGGTGGAACGATACCGCGGTAATCGTTGCGCTTGTCTCCAAGACACCGTGGTCGTTCGTGTCATCTCGTGACACTGGGTCCGCGGCTCGCACGGTAACGACCACCGAGTGCCCGGTTCCAGCTGCGGCAGCGGTGAAGTTGTACGTCACCAAGACGGACTTCACCCACTCTGGAACATCGAACCAGAAGGTGCTTGTCCCCGCCGCTTCGGCGGCGACATCCTTCAGCACCTTGTAGGGGCTGAAGGCAGTTGGCGTGATAGCAGCCAATTTCTCCCTCTCTTCCCCGGCCTCTAGGGCTAGTGCCCGCAGCCGATCTACTTGGCTTTGCCAACTAGATTGGGGTGTGGGTCAAGGGCGGAATCGAGAGCTTCCCTTAGGTCTCGTTTGATGTGGTCCACGACGGGCTGTTGCCATTCGCCGGGTCCAAATGCACCGACCACCGAGCCATAGTCACGGAACTTGAAGCCCTGGGCCTGGACCCCGTCGAACCAGTCCCACATGCGCGGGAGACCGAAGGCATCGGCCAGGACGATCCCGTGGAGTGAAGATGAGACGACGGTGCTCGCTCCCGCGATGGCCTCCAGGGCGGTGTGGGGATTTCCGGTTACATCTACGAATCGGGCACCTGGATACAGGGTCATCATCCGTTCCCGGTCCTGCCAGTGGGGAACGACCGCCGTGTACCCCTGGTGAGTACGCTTGACGATGTCGCTCATGAGCAGTCCGGGGTCTCCGAGAATAGCTGCGTCTGCGCCCCGGACTAGCCGGCGAGATTCCATGCCTCGTAGGGCGAACACATCGGCATGTGACAGGTCAATGGGCGGAGCATAGGTACCCGCTCTCCCGGCCCCGAAGATCGTCGCCGTGGTCCCGTCGAACCACTCAAGCACCGAACCGATGCCGACGAAGTCAGCTTCACCGGGGGATGCCCACTCGACCCCTATGCCCTTGTGCATCAACAGGATGCGGGTGAGTACGTCCCCCAGGTTGGGTCTCTGATTCCACCAGAAGCACTTCATCCATCGCGCCGATTACGCAGCCGTCGTGAGTCCCGTGGGTCTGGGTCATAGCCATCGAAGTCCGACGGGACGAGCTTCCGACCCATCCGGCTTTCCAGACACCCGATACAGAGGAATCCGCTGCCATTCACGGCGAGTCCCGCCGACTCCCAGGCTTCGTTATGAACGTGATACCACTCCCGGTCGATGGCCCCGTAGGTGTCCACTCCGCAGTCCCTGCAAAGGAGCGGTCCGGAGTAACCCATCAATCTGTAGGACTGGTGCGGACCACCTTCTTGTGCTCCGCGTCCTCGAACTTGTTCTCCGCCATCTGGAGGGCGGCAGCGGCCACGGCTTGGACGGCGTCACCGGAGACCGGCTCTCCGCGCCTCCAGGACTGGGCGGCAATCTCCCCGAGGTGCTCCCGAGTCAGCCGGCCCGCCATCATGTCCTCGGCCAGACTGTCCGCCAGCGAGGCGATCCGCTCCTGGGGTGTGCGCTTGCGGATGGGCTCCGTGGGGAACAGTTCCTCGACCGACTGCTTGGAGCGGTAGGCCGTGTCGAGGGCCTTCCCCCGCCCGAAGGCCCCCGCCGCCTTGGCCTCTGGCACGATGACGTACATCCCGTCCGCGTCTTTGCGAAGGACGTGGCCGGGGATGGTGAGCTCCGGGAAGGCCTGCGCCATCGCCAGCATCTGCTCGGTCGTGTACTTCTTTCCGATGACCGGGCCGTCCATCAGTTGAGGGGCTGAACGTCGATGAACTGGCCAGACTCGATGAGGCCACGCTGGCGCTTCTGCTGGGCCTCCATCTCCATGCCCGCCTCGAACCGTCCGCTGATCTGGAGCAACATGATGTTTTGGATGTCGGCACCGATGAGGACCGCGTGCTCTCGGTCGCAATACAGGCCGACCCGGCTCTTCACCGTGACGGGCTTCTGGCAGTTACGGAACTGGCAGACCTCCTCGTATCCGACATCACGCAGACGCTTGAAGCCGTGCTGGTCCATCTTGAACTTCACGCCGCGCCCGCCGTTCACGCGGGTATGGGCAGCGACCTGCGCGACGTTGGGGTACTTGGTCTCATGCCGAACCGTCTTCTCCTTGAGTAAGATGGTCTGATCCGGGTTGTCTGGATCGGGGCCATACTCTGGCTCCTTCGAGTACCAGACACGGGTGGAGAAGTAAGGGTCATGCTCCTGCTCTTCACAGTATGTCCACCAGCCGAAACCCTGCAACTGGCAGTTCTGGCGATGTGGGTTGGTGCTGCGCTTGGGGACGATGCGGCCCTCGGGGGTGGTCTCCATCTCCAGCTTGGAGTTGGGGCAGATGGGCTGGGCCAGCTTCACCATGCGCGCAGCGGCATTCACCCGCACGCCCTGGCTGAATCCGGGGATGCGCTTGAGCTCAGGCTTGGTTGCCATCGACGTACTCCTTCCATCCGATGATGCGTGGCTTGATGTGTCCGATACGGACCTTGGTGTTCAGATAGATGGGGATGCCCGCTTCACCCACCCGTGAGCAGAAGGCGTAGTCCTCGGGGAGCGTCTGCCCGTTCGGGGCACGCCGGCCATGCTCGTACCACTCATGGTCGTTCCCGGCATCCGCCGACTTGAGAAACACATCCCGGTGGATGAGCGAGAACCCCGCCCCAACCGCCGACACCCGATACATCTCGTCGGTGTCCTCGGTGATCTTCAACGAGTAGAACCCCTCGTCGAGGAACACGACCGCACAGGGGGCTGGCGGGTCGTTGGCGACCATGTAGGTCCCTGAGACGAACAGCGCGGATTGCTCCAACGCGCTGTCGCGGAGCCGAGCCCAGTCCTCGGGCTCCCACACCATGTCCGTATCCACGGTGAGGAGCCACTCCGCCTCGCCGGAAAGGAACACCCGTGCGAGCTTGTTCCTCGTGCCGGCGAGGTCGGCGCAACCGCCCTTCATAATGAGAAGGCGGGACTGAAACTCGGGATGGGCATTCCACGTCCGTGCGAGACTCAGCGCCGTCTCTGCGCTGACGTTCTCATCCGTACACATCCCGACCACAACATCCATATGGGTATCTCTCCTACTTTCGCCGGAGGTGGCGCTGTCTATGTAGGTTCTTCTCCTAGTCGTCGATCCAGAGTTCGGTGACGATCTTCTCGTTGCCGGACGTGAAGATGTCGGCCTGGGCCACGTCGATGAACAGTCCGCGCTTGAAGCAGTTGGCGCCCTCGGTGCCATCGGTGGCCGCCGTGGCCGCATTGGCCTCGTCCCCACCCGCGCGACCCACCAGGCTGGGGGCCAGGTCGGTGAGTGAGCTGGTGCTGGTGAACAACGCCACACCGTTCGTGTTGTCGGCCTTGATGACCACATCGGTTGTGGCAGGCATGTTCTGGAAGTCCAGGGCGACCGCCGCGAGGCTGCCCGCCCCGTGGAGGTCCACGGAGCGCGTGACCGCGCCGGTCCCGTCGGCGCCGGACTGTGCGACCAGCGTGATTTGCGCGAAGGTGCAGAGCCGGACCCACACGTCCACGATTACCCCGTCGGCCTCCGGGTCAGCCTGTGCAACGTCGATGAAGAAGCCGTCCCGAATGGGGAAGCCGCCTGAGAAGGCGTCGGTGGCCGCTGTCACGGCACGCCCCTCGTCCACCGCCGTGGTACCGACAGGGGTAAGGGCAACGTCTGCCGCTCCGGTGGCGAGGGTGAACAACGTCACGCCATCGGTGGTGTCGGCCTTGATGAGGGTGTCCGCGGTAGCGGGCTGGGTTCCGAAAGTCACTGCCACGGCAACGATACGACCGGGACCGGTATGCACCTGTGCGGTGGCGACGGCCGATCCGGCTGAACCAACCGGGGTGAGCTTCACCTGCCGGTGGATATACCGCTTGCCATGCGGGGGCCGGGTAATCCCCTTGTTCACTAGTGCGTAAGCCATGTCCTACCCTTCTATCCGGGGTTCGTTGGTCCGTCTGACCGGGACCCGTTTGGGCGCACCGGGGCGGAGGAGAGGCTCACGGCCCGGACCCCGCCCCAGTACACGCATCACGCAGCCGACTTGAGGGTCTGACCGCGAGTGTCACTGATCTCGATGAGGCCGTACCATGCGCTTCCCACGAACTCAAGCGCCTGGAACGAGGCGTCACGCTGCGTCTCAAGACGCTGCGCGATGACCTCATATGCCCCGATGGCATCCTGAGTATTGAAGACCGCGCCGCCGACCAGAGAAGAGGTCGTAACAACGAGCGAGGTCTGCCAGATGGGAAGGCCCATGTACGTACCGAAGAACCCGGAGTCACCGAACGGACTCACCAGTTCACCGTCGCGTCCGATCTCGTAGGACGCAGAGGTGGTGGCAATCTCCGCCCGGAGCTCGCCGGTCTGCTTCGGGTCGAGATAGCCCACGTAAGGACGTGGGATGTCTCGCTGCTCCAGCGCCGAGACCGCGGCCAGAAGGTCGGTCGGGGTCAGGGTCGAAGCAGCGGTGGTGACGTTCGAGAAGTCGTCCATCAGAGCCGCGAGGTCCGTCTCCCACTTCTCTGCAACCGAACGACCAACCATCGCACCGACCTCGGAATAGAGGTTGTCGCCAGCCCAGATCTCACGGGCAAAGTCCGTGACATCCACGCGAAAGCCAACCCCTGCGGCCACCGCCGTCTGCTGAGTGTCAGACAGCGCGGTCGAGGCGACTTCGGACAGGTCGTTCGTCAGAGCCGCGGCAGCGCCAGGGTCTCCCCAGAGGGGGAACGAGGCGTTCTGCGACGGACCCTTTGCAGCGAAGCGGACGAAGGAACGGCTCGTCATGGCAGGACGAAGCTCCTGAACCATGCGCGACTCCACCAGTTCAGCGAAGATGGAGTCGGCTAGCGCTGTTGCGCCAGTGGAAGCCAATGTCTACTCCTTGTTAGGTGTCTCGTCCGTAGAACCGGGATGAGTAGCTCCATTCCGGTTCTTCCTTCTTGAGCCTTCCGGCCTTGTAGACGGCCTCGGCCTTGCGGGGATCTACCTTCTGTAGCTCCATGAACTCCTCGACCGAGTACGTCTTGGTGCCGACAGGCTGGGTACCCTCGATGACGGTGGGCGTGAAACCAGTCGTAGGAGCGGGCGGGGGCGGTGCCGATTCGGACTCCTGGTCCACCTGGAGGAACTTCTCAGCGATGGCCCATTGCTTGATCGCATCGGGCGTCACCTCATCCCCCGGGTAGAATTTGCCCCATTCCGGCGGTAGCCCCAGTTCCTGGACGATCGTAGAGACTCCAGTCGTCTTGTCCGCCTGCTCGCGCTCGGCCTTGAAGGTCCGCAGTTCCTCCGCCTCTTTGGCGATGGCTTTGAGATCCTTCAACTCCTTGCGCATCCGGGCGAACTCACTATTGCGTTTGGCGTCATCGTCCGTATTGCTGTTGTCCTCGTCATCGACGGTGAAGATGTCCTCGTCGGGCATCAGAAAACCTCCTGTTACGCAGGGATAGCCGTTACAGCACGGCCAGGCGATCAACAGGAGGGCGCGAGGGGCCGGTCGTTCCTCGTGGCACGGGCTTCCGCCGCCCTGTGTCTGCTGCCTTAGCAGCACCTACAGGGTTGCATTTTCGTCAAGGGCGAATGTATGATGTGACCCATGTACGAGGGCAATCTGCTGGCCATGAGTTCGCAGGAGCGCAAGACGATGTGGCTACACGCGCTGGGCTATCTCGTTCTTGTGCCTGCCACCCTCATCGGGCTCCTGATCGGATTCATCATCATGGTGATGGTGGGGGGATTCATCATCTCCCTGTTCACCAATGCGCTGCTGGTGGGGTTCGAACTCGTATTCGGGGACTAGGAACGGGTGAGCGGTCATAGGGACCGCAGGAAGGAACGGGTGATAAGCATGAGGAAGACGCTAGTGGCACTCGCCACGACAGCCCTTCTGATGGTCCCAGGCACATCCTGGGCCATCACGGAGGCAGGAGGCGGCGATGATGTCATCATCGGGACGTTGGGTGCCGATGAGATCAACGGCGGGGCCGGGGATGACTATCTCCGCGGGAACGCTGGCAACGACACGATCTGGGCAGGCGCTGGAGCCGATGTTGTCCGCGCTGGTCGTGGACTAGACATATGCTTCATAGATGTCGAGGACTCCGTCTTCGGCTGCGAACTCGCAGTGCAGGTCTGATAAGAGCCGCCCTCGGGGGTGATGGCGATTGGACACCCGTTCCTGCCAGAACCCCCGGGGGCTTTCTCTTGCCCCCTACTGAGACTGCGGTAGTTCTTCCTCCTGCGGCCTACCCACCTGCTGTGCGAACTGAGGCACGGGGCGAGGCTCAAAGAACGCTTCTTGTTCCTTGAGGATGCGCTCGGCCTTGATCCCGATTTCAGCGGCCCTCGGCCCACCGAGTTCCATCTCCAGCAAGTCCTTGGTGGTGAGCCCGTACCTCTGGAGGTAAGACATCGGGTACTTGCGAATCCTCTTGCCGATCTCGGCCCAGTCGCGGCTGGAGATGTCCTCAGCGTTGAAGCCGGGAGTCAGGGACTCGACCTGCCGAAGGATCTCGACCAAGTCACCGCGCATGATGTCATAGCCCTCGGTGCCCGCCCTCTCCCCCCTACCAACGACCTGGACGCCAGCGACCTGCTCTAGGTTTACCGAGACCAGGGTTTCCTGCCAGGCGTGCTCCCACTCCTTGGAGCCCTGGCCCATCAGGAACTTGACGAGCTCCTTCTTCTCTAGCTCCTTACCGGGGACCTTGAGACCCCTCTCGTCCAGAACGTTCTTGAACGCTTCCCACATCGGCCCGTAGGACCGGATGGACGACAGGGCATTCACTCGATCCGAGTATTCCTCGAAGTCCACCCCCCGCTGGAGCATCCGGGCAAACTCCTTGCTGGTGAGTTGCACCCCGATATCCTGTGCCCGCGCCTTGTACTGGGAGTACGTGGAAAGGTACTGGCCCTCGGTCATCCCGAGCTTCCACTGGATGCCTGGATACTTCTTCCGGTACTCGGGGGTGTGGCGCACCATGGCAAGGAACTGCGTGCTGGACCATGCCTTACGCACGCCCTTCTCGATGAGGTTCATCAGGTTCTTATTGGAAGGGATTCCCCAGCGTCGAAGCAGTTCTAGGTACGAACGGCGCAGTTCCGCGATAGCACGGTTAGCCCGACGCTCCGCAAGCACCTGGGCCTGGGTCTGCTTCACGGGGGCGCTACGCCCCCCGCCGCCGGATGAGGTGCTAGTGGAGCCTCCGGACGAACCGCCCGAGGATGTGCTACCCCCCGAGGTGCCCCCACCCCCGGTGCCAGCGTCCGGATTGACGGTCGGCATCTACTCCTCCCCCAGAAGTTCGTTATAACTAAAGTAGTCACCGTAGTAGGACTGCGCCTGTTCACGGTTGGCCCGAGCCTGCATCATGCTCGCCACGCTCTCATACAGAAACTCTGGCGATTCATCACCCGTCAGGGGTTCAGGACCGTCGTCACGAACCGCCCCGAACTGCCCCGATAGATCCTCGTCGATCTCGCCCTCGGCGTTGAGAACGTTACCTTCCTCATCGAGGGATGCTCCCTGGGATGTGAGGTAGGCGTCCCGTAGTCCTGGATGCAGGCCGAACAGGGTCGATTGGAACCTCTCCCGTAGTCCACCGGGTTCTTCACCTGGGGGGCGGCGACGACCCTCCAGTCTCAGTCGCACGGCCGTGGTCAGGCTCTGCGGGTCGGCCTTGATGGCCCCGATCACGGATTCCAGTGCCTCCGGGCTAGCCCCGAGCGAACCGAAGGCGCGGGATTGCACGAAACGGATGACTTCTTTCGGGTCGAGGCCCTGGCTCGCCCCCATCCTGACGATGGACCTCACCATGTCCGGGGTTACTCCCGGAGCGTTTACCTTCGACACCGCCGTGATGAAGTCAATGTTGTTCAGCTGTGGCCGTCCCTCACCGGGACCCTGTCCAGGAAGCCCGCCCTGGCTATTCTGACCACGCGGGTTCCGCCTGGGTTTCTTCGGTTCTGCCATCGTTCCTCCTAGGCCTGATACACGTTGAAGAAGAGGATGTCCACGAGTTCGTCCTGGGTGAGCGGTTTACCCTCTTCGCCCATCCAGATTTGCAGGTTGCCGATGATCTGGTCGAACGCGGCGTCGTTCTTCCGCCATGTCCGCACGGCGGAGGACATAGCAGCGCGGCTGCGCTCCGCTGTTTCGGAGGAGCCAGCCGCAGAATAGAACTGCCCGGTAGCGTACTCGGTGGTCTCGATCCGATTCGTGAGTTCGCGGGCCTTCTTCTCCGCCAGCGCCCATGTCTGTGTCTGTTCGGTCAGGTTGAGCGCGTTGCCGAGTCGCTCATACTCGGGGGCATTGGCTTCTCGCCAGTAATCCGTCAGGCCGAGCTCCTTGGCCTTGTCGGCGTATGCCTGGTCAAATACACGACGGTTGATCTCGTAAGTGGTCGAGGCCGTCGAGATGTTGTAGCGGTCGATGGACCTATCGAACTTGATCTCGTTCCTCGTGATGTAGTTGGCGAGGACACTGGCATCACCCTGCTTATTCTCGGGGATGGAGTAGCCCACCTGCTCCCGCTGGAACTCAGTGAGGAAGTAGGCGGGAAGGTCGGCCCAGCCCGCGACCTCGCGCTGCTGGTCCTCGGACGTCAGCTTGAGGAAGGCGTACTCCTCGGGCGGAGCGAACTCGCCCCACTCCGGGTGGTCCGCGTTGACCCACCGGTGGTTGTACTCGTTGGCATGGTCGCGGATCTTCTGGAAGTCCTCAGCCGTCATCCCCGGCTTATACAGCTTATCGAGTGCGTCGTAGTAGCCCGACTGGACCTTGTCGAAGTACCAGGACTTGGCTTGCCCGAGGGCGCTGGTAGGTTCGTAGTCCAGCTTCTCGTAGATGAGGTCCTTGATCTTGTAGTAGTCGTCGGAGGTCTCCGGGTTGCGGGAGAAATACTTGGCGATCTCATCTTCGAGTTGGGAGATCTCCAGGATGGTCTGTTCCTCCACCGATAGGCGTGGCGTGGTCTTGCCGTCGCGCAGACGGTTGTAGCCCTCCCATGTCTCCCACATGTCCTTGAAGGATTGCGTCTGCCCATCGAGGTAGTTGTCCACGACGGTCGTGGAGTCGAGGTAGACATCCTGCTGGCGGTCGATTTCGTCCAGCGCTCGTTGTGCCTCGAAGTCCACCATGAACTCGGCCGGCGTGGTCATGGTGTCGTAGATGGTCTGCTTCTGCGCCTGGAAGTGAGACATCACGTTGGAGCCGATGGCGAAGACACTCCAGTCCTGGGCCGAGCGGATCTTGATGTCCCCATTCCGCACCGCCTGCATGAACTGGTCCTGCGATTCGCTGGGGTCGTCCACGAGGCGTGTGTCCAGGGTCTTGCCGGTCATGTAGGGCTGGAGCTTGGGATTCGAGGCCAGCACCGAACGAATGTAGGCGGACTTGAAGCCACTCTCGTCGTCCTGCGGTAGCGAGTTCAGGAACGTCCACATCACAGCGATGTCTTGCTTGCCCTCGTCCTCGATCTGGATGGAGAACGGCAAGGTCATTCCGGCAATGCCGCGCATGATGTATGTCGTCGTGGCATAGTGCTCGCCCTGGTTCAGCCATGCCTCTGCCCATTTTTCCGCAGCCTTCGGGTCCGTAGTCGCGTCGGGTGGGGGACCAAACTCCTCGATCATCTTCGGCCAGGCGAGGCGCATGCCATCGATGACAGCCCAGGTGCGCGTGTCCTCGTGGTACTGCTGCGTGGTGTTCGTCATCCACGGCATCGTGAACCCGAACGCCTCCGAGAAGCGGTCCACGGAGAGGGGCCCGAGCGAGGAATCCGTTCCGTACAGGGTTAAATAGTCCTCGGCCATCTTGAGCGGTTCGTCGGGCAGGATGTCGTTCAGCGCCCCGAGCACGAAAGTTGCTGGGCCACCCAGGGTCGGGAAGACTCCCTTCACGCGCTCGCTCAACGGCAGGAGATTGCCCTCCTCGTCCCGGCCGGTGAATCCGATTGGCATGGGAAGGATGCCGGCGAAGGACTCCACCCCCGTCTTCACGTTGAACTCGGCATCGATGCCCGTCACCAATCGCACCAGCGGGGCGAAGAAGGGCAGCGGCACGAAGGACTTACCCTGCTCGTCTTGCTGGAGTACACCCAGATCCTTGAAGAAGTCGGTCCAGATGTCGGCGCGGCGCACGAGTGCGGCAGCACCCAGGCCCCAGTGGCCCTCCCCGATGCGCAGGGGCACACGCTTGAGCCAGGTCGTGGCGAGCTCGCGGTAGGCCGGGAAGAACGGGTTGATGTTCTTGAGGAAGTACTCCCCGGAGGTCTTGGCTCCGATGGTGAACATCATGTCGGCGGTGCCACGCGCCGCCCGTGCCTGCGCGAGCCTACGCGCTTTGTCCGCGCTGTAGCCACGGCCGAGCAGGTTCTTGAACTCCCGCGTCGCCATCTGGCGGTACATCGGGCTACGCGACAGGGCCAGGTCTGGGGCGGAGTAGAAGGTGCTAAACAACCTATCCCTGAACTGCGTCAGCCCGGTCTCTCGTTGAAGCGGAAGATAGTCACCGGCGGATCGGTTCATATATTGGGTTCCAGGCTGCCAGCGGCCTGACTCGGCCATGTCTTGCAGCTTCTCCGCGAAGTCCGAGGTGCCTACTCGGTAGTTCTTCCCATCGATATTCACCTCGCCACGCTTGATGGCGGTACGAACGAGGTCCGCCCCTTCTCCCGTCCCAATGAGTTGCGCAAGTTCCTGCTGCGTGCGCCCCACGGCTTCGGCCGGGTCCATGCCGTACTCAGCATAGGTGAGTAGCCAGTCCTCGCCGTTCTCGGCGTACTTGCCGGTACGCATCGCGTTCAGGGTCGCGTCGGTGTCACCCAGGTTCTCCAGATGCCAGTGGTGCGTAGAGGGCGAGGCGTAGAACTTGTTCAGGCGGTCGGCATAGGCGCGATAGAACATCGGTCCATCTGCCGTCGTCACGATCTCCCGCCCAGCCTTTATCTGCTGGAAGCCGGGGTGACGCTGCACTTGGTCCACCATCACACCCAGCGCAGAGCCGGGATGCTCACGGAATAACGTAGTGAAGCCGGCCCCCTCCTTAGCCGAACCAAACTTGGTCGAGTAGAACCAGTCCAGGGGGTGCCACACCGCCGAGGCATAGTCATAGGCGGCGATACGGAGCATCTGCTCGTTGAAGATCCTGGCAGGCAGGGCACCGAACAAGCGGAATCCCAGGACGGATGTACGCCAGAAGCTGTTCACCGCCGACCAGCCGGTGGTAACCGCATGGTGCAACCCAGCCACGCTGCGCTTGGACCAGCCCGCCTTGGACCACTGCTTCATCGTTGACTGTGTCAGAGTCAGGTACTCACGGAGGCGGTCAACACCCGGCGTCCGCCATACCGTCAACTGGTCGGCCTCGATGGCGGGCTTGCCCACCCGTGAGACGGCTCCAGTCGCGGGGTCGATGACCTCGCGGTAGTTGACTGGAGAGGGCAGAGACCCGTCGAGGGACTCCACCGTCAGCCAGCCTGGTGAGCGGTCGGAGGTGAAGCCCTTCCACATCTGCTTGAGGTCTTGCTTGCCGAAAGCGTTCAGATGCGGTGACTCATCCACCATCGTCGTCCAGGCTTCCTTGAGGAAGTCGTAGCCGCGTGAGGCGCTGGGATTGTCGATGAGGCCCGACCATCCGCCCATGATCTCGTTGATACGCCTATCTCCCAGACCGAGAGTGCGGCCGATGTTCGACAGATGGTTGAACGAGTCCTCCACCGCGTTCTCGATGACGATGCCACCGGGACCGCGCAGGGCTCCGGGGTGTCGCGCCGCGTGAGGCAAGACGATGACCTCGCCCGCGCCCGTGGGCTTGTACATGTTGTCCATCCCAATGAACAGACTGCGGGAAGCCTCTCCGAACTCGCCATTCGGCTGCGGCGAACGCTCCGTCCAGCGGACGAGATTGCCGGGGAACTTCTCCGTGAATCCGATGACGCCCTGCAATGTCCTGCCGTAGGCACCATGACTCGCCTTGGCGGTGCGCTCCAACTGGCGCAACTGTTTGCGAGTGAAGATCTGTTGCAGCGGGCGCTGGACATCTCGACCCCTGATGACATCGTCGAGGTGGGCGCGACGACCGACGAGGTCTGTGTAGTCGTCGAACGTAGTGGCCGCGGGTCCCAGGTCCAACTGCGCTGTCACTTCCTGGAGTTCTTGCGCGAAACGGTCCAAGTTCACACCAGGGTCATCTAGGCCCAGGACGCCGCGCATCATCGAGATGCCCATATCATCCTCGCCCTTGGCCTTCGAAAGCATCTTGGCGACTTCGGAACCCCCGCCCCGGCGAACGTCAGCCCCGAAGTAGCGATTGAGCGCCGAGAAGAATTCCCCCTCTCCCACCGCATCCTTGAGCCTGCTCAGGCGCTTGGTAGCACGGATGAATGGCCTGGTGGTGACGATCTCCTCGGGGAACTTGGCGAACGCACGGTATGCCGAGTTCTTGACCCAGCCTCGCCCCACGATGGGGAACCAGGCATCCTCGGTGATGACGCCCTTGAGCGAGGCGCGGGCCGCATCCATCGCCGCTTCCTTGGTGAGGTATTTGCCAGCCTCCACGAGCTCGTTGGCCGAGTCTGCGATGACCGCCTCTACCTTGGCGCGACTGAGCTTCGGGACCACCTTCGCAGCCTTGAGTCCGCCGATGAGCCCCGGCCCCCAGTTGACGGGATCGAGCACTACCGCGGCGAGAAGGCCACTGGTCAGGTATGACGCTTGATACCACGAGTCACCCGGCAGCGTGTCGGTAGCGCGAGTGAACGAATCTGCGAAGCCGAATCCGATGGTACGCGGGCGCGTGTTCTCCACCACCTGGTCCGCGAACTCCTTGAATCCCACTTCCTCCGTCCCCAGGTCGCGCAACTCCACGACGGCGCGGGATGCTTCCTCTTGCCACGCCTGCTCCTTGTTCGGGTCCACTCCGCCGGCCAGTTGAAACAGGGGGAGCAGTTCCTTACGGACCTCGTCGTAAGCAGGCCTGTCATTGGTGGCAAGGGCTTGCTCGATCCGGTCTGCCCGTTCCAAGAGCATCTGACGTTGCTCCGGGGTACGCATCCGGTCCTGTACTTCGCCCAGTTGGCGCAGGGCTGCACCGAACGGTGCGCTGACGTAGTCCAGCGGCATCGAGATCTTGTCCACGAGGGAGCCCCAGATACCCTCGCGCCCGTACTGGATGTCCAGTTCCGGGAAGTTCTGCTCCAGATAGGTTCTCACCGCGAAGGCGCGGGCAGGGTCGGCCTTCGCGTCATCCAGGTCCAGCACGATGACGCCTTCGCCCAGTTGCCGTACCTGCTCGATACCGACATCGCGCCCAGGCGCGTAGGTGATCTCCTCAGTCGTACCGCCGAGCTTGAGCCCTTGCAGTTGCCCCACGACAGTCTTGAGCGTTGCGATGTCGTCCTCGGTTAGCGCCAGTCGGTAGTTGCCACTGGTCCCAATGGCGATAGCACGTTTGATATCACCGGCGATTCCCTGATCCGGTAGTTCCTCCAGGGTCGAGACCAACTCCGCCGCGACACTGCGCACTTGCACCTGGTCTTCCCTTCCCATGTTGCCTACCGCGCTCGGGTCGGCAAGGGCCTGCTCGATCAACTCCTGGGGATTCGTTGCTGTTGGGGACGACGAGAAGGGCACACGGACAGTAGCGGCCGTGACATCAGGGGTTAGGCCGGCTAGGTACCGCATGGCCGCGATGGACTTCGAACGCATCGGCTCGGGCAGATTCTCGGCCGCGATGAGTTGCGCCATGTATTCATTGCCATAGACCTGCGCGAAGAAGCTGGTCACCTCGTTCGTGATCTCCGTGGTGACCGCGTCGTTCTGAACCGCCGCTGAGTGGTACGTCGTATCCGGGGCGTGGTAGATCGTACTGTCGCTCACGGAGTCCCGGTAGATGGCCTTGGTCCGTTCGGCCGACAGGATGATGCGGTCAGCCAGGGTGGGGTCCAGCCCCGGTGGGGGTTGAGCCCTGGGTGTGGTGGGCGTGTCATATCGCTGCACCGCCGCAGGCTCGACGGGCGCGGGCTTCGGCTTTCCCTTGTTCTGCTTCTTGGGGGGCTGATACTGAACGGCCGGGTCAGGACGGCCCGCGACGCCCTTGCCGCCCTGTCCGACATCCTCGGGGAGTACCTGCGGCATCAGGCTCCCCTACGGCGTTCGTCGTCCAGCTGGCGGATCGTCGCGTTGTACAGGGCTCGCAGTGTGGGCGGGGCGTCGGGCGCGGTGGCCGCTGCGCGGAACTGTGCGAGGTGGCGCACCACGTACTTCGGTACGCGGCCCGGTCGTTCCTTCGGCACGGCGGAACGGCGGTACTCCGGGTCCGGGGCAGCGGCGAGGATCTGCAGGTCTTCATTCAAATCGCGGTCGTCATCCGGTACGGGGTCCTCCGTGCCGGGAGCGAAGATGACCGGGATCTCCGGGGTCTCCAGCGCGAGCTCATCGGGCGTAGCCGCGTTCAATGCAGTGGCCGCGCCGAAAGGTAGGGCGTCTGGCCCCTGTCCACGTCGGACTTCTTCGGCCACCTCGATCACCTATTCCGGTTGAACAACTGGAGGAGCGGGGCCTTCTGTGCTTCAAGCGCCAACTGCTCCTGTGCCGGCGTCGGACCAGTGGCGGGTGCGCCTTCTTCGGGCGGGATCTCGCCGCCCTCGGTGGGCGGTGCCCCAGGAGGAGCGGCCCCACCAGCAGCGATCGCCTTCTCCTGCTCGATGATCTCTGGCATCTTCTCTTCCAGCGCCTCCTCGAACGAAGCTCCCTTGAGTTTCATCTCCAGCCACACCTGGCCGATGGAGGACAGTGGAGTTGCGGGGTTCTGCACCATCCGCTGGAAGATCGCGTCTTGCAAGTTCTCGCGGTCGATCTTGTCCTGTTCATCGGCCACGTCATTCACGTAGTCCAGGGCTTCCTCTCTTGCGGTTTCGCGTGAGATGAGGCGGGCACCGAGAGCGTTGAATACACGGGTGTCGGTATTCAGGCGGTCCAAGCCAGCCCCGGCACCGAACTTGACCTCGTGGAAGTACCAGCCCTTGATGTCCTCGGACGGGGTGTAGGTGTTCTTACCGGCAACCGGGTGTACGAGTGGTTTCGTCTTATCCATCCAGGTCTCGTCGGTCTTCATGCAGATCTCGTTCATCTGCTCGCGCACCGAAGCCAGCTTGTCCTGGAGTTCCTTGACCACCGATGTCAACTGCCCCTGCGTACGGTCCACGAAGGAACCCGAGGCGATGGACTGGGAGACCTGCCCTGCGCGGGACGGAGGCTGGATGGCCTCTCGTTCCTCCTGGTCGCCCATGTAGCCGAGAAGCTGCCACATCGATTGAGCGGGAGCGGCAGGGGGGATGCGGGACATCTCTACCCGCTCGGCGTTGGGATCGCCGTGATACACGGTCATCGGTCCCGGTTCGGTGTCCCAGTTCTCCACACCGATCTCGAAGATAGGAGCGTGGGCCATCTGCTCCATTAGGTCCACCATGAAGCGCATGGCTTTGTTACGAACCATGAGCGGGCCGGCTAGCTGCTCCAGCAGTCCGTGGAATGCGCCATCGTAGGTGTCCAGGGTCTCGAAGGCGACGGGGATGACGCCGAGGTTGTGCTTCCATGGCTTCGTTGCGAACCTGGCGTTCTCATATTTCCCCTGAGGGTTTGCGATCAAGACCGCCTCGGCAACTTCTTCCTCGTCGTAGTAGACGACGAAGTAGGCGTCCCTGGAGTTCTCTCCAGAACCATCCAACCCAAGATTCGGGAACTGGTGGGCGAGAACCCGCTCCTTGACTGATTCGGCCTTGAGTAGGGTCTGGATGTGCCCATCGCGGACATCCGGGTAGCAGAAGCGCGGGTCTAGGCGATGGATCTGCGGATAGGGCGATCGGTCATCATAGTAGGCGGCGATTCCCATCGCCCCCGACCCGGCGAGGTCGAGATACAGCTGGTGCTCGCGGCGCTGCATCCGGTTGAACATCCAGTATCCGGAGTTGATGGCCTCACGGAGGCGGGCACGCTTCATGTCCCGATCCCTGTCGCCTTCCGCGAAGAACTTGACGGCACCGCGTCCTTCGGAGGCCAGGCGGGCCAGGTCATGCAGAGCGTTCTTGAACTTGTTCTCAACGTAAGGGATGTCTGGCAGGGCGTTCTCGTTGGGGAACAGGCCCGCGAGGTCGCCCTGATACAAGCGATCCCCCTGTTCCATCCGGTCCTTCCACTCACGGAACATCTGGGAGTCATAGTGGTAGTTGAACTGGGTGAGGATGTATTCCTCGGTCACCCGAGCCCGCTCTACCCGGACGGCCTTCGGGTCTCTAGCCAACTGGGTTCAACTCCTTCTGCTCCTGCGCCTGTCGGCGAGCCTTCTCCATCTGCCGCATGTACTCGCGGTATGCGTAATCCTGGTTCTCCTTACGGTCCTTGATCCCCTTGAGGAAGGACCAACCCTGGCCACGGCCACTACCCATGTAGCTGCCCTTCTTGCCACGGGGGCGTAGGTGCTTGTAGTTGAACTTGATGAACCACAGGGCCATGAGAGTGTCGTAGGTGTCTCCATCGGGGTACTGCAACGCCTCATTGACGAGCATGTCCGTCATCCGCCTTGCATCGTCGTCCCCGTAGGGCAGTGAGATCCGCTCAAACTGGAAATCCCCGGCGAGAGACTGCACGCCGTACTCCACATGGTTCTTGTTCGCCCCCGTGTGGTGGCGGATGAAGCCCACTCGGTTCTCCAGGTCATGGAACCAGGGGTCGTTGCGGAACCAGGCCAGGAAGCCCGATTCCTCAAAGACGAAGTAGTCGGGGCGGAACTGGTCGATGAGGCGGTCGCACTCGGCCTTGACCTGTTCGATACCGGCCTTCATACGCCCCACATGGGTGACAGCGAATGCGAAGGAGTCCCTGCTAACCGCGAGGTCCCCGACGATGATGCCGTTGAACTTGGTCGGGGACGGGTCTACCGAGAGAACCTTGACGATGGGGGGGAAGCCGTCCGAGGACTTCTTGAAGCCCACCCCCGCGGGGCGGGACCAGTCCTTGCAGGCATCGATCTGCTCCTGAGTGACCAATGCGGAGCCCTCGGGCACCGGATTCTGCTGGTACATCGTCTCGAAGGCGTTCGGGGTGCCCACGCGGGCATAAGCCACTTCGATCTCGTCCCAGGTCCACTTCTTGGGCCAGAGCGTGATCTTGTTCTCCCAATCGAGCACCGCCGGGTACTTCTCGGTGTGCCAGACCCGCGTTCCGCGTTTCTCGCCACGAGTCCATTCCTGCTTCTCCAGTTCACCGTAGAGGTCGAGCATGTGGACCCTCTGGCCGATAACGGCGATCCTGCCGCCCTTCCATTCATCCCCCTCGGGCTCTGCCCGGGTGAACACCTGCTGGCGAAGGTGGGCCAGCTGGCTTTCCCGTTGGGCGGGGCTGATGGCGTCCTCGTGTTTCGTCGGGTCATCTACGACGATGAAGTCGGCACGGCGACCCAGGACCCGTCCTCCCATGCCCCGGGATTCCATCGTGAACTGCGCGCCCTTCATTTTTCGGGTACGACCCATGACAGAGAACACCCCGCGAGAGGTCCACTTCTGATCTCCTACGTTCTCCGGAGCGAACCGCCCGTATGCCTGGATGAGCCCTTCGTTGAACTCCAGCTGGCCGGCGACCTCTAGGCCCCAGTACCCCGCGTCCTCGGCGGAGTTGGACACCTCAAGGATCTGGACGTTCCTATCCCGGCAGATGAGCCAGATAGGCACCCAGACCATGAAGATCTCCGACTTCCCGTGACCGGGGGGCACGTTCAGCAGCAGGTTCCGTTCCCGCAGGAAAGCTTCGACCCACGAGCGCTGATGGGGAGCTACCTCCCACGGCCCGAACTCTTTGACGAACGCTACGAAGGAATCCACAGACCAGCGGAGCATCCACTTGTGCCGTTCGTCGACGTCGGCGGGGCCCGTAACTTCCTTGGGAGCCTGACGATTAATGATGTAGGCAATGGCGTGGTCCGTACCCGGACCTCCATACACCTTGAAATGCTGAGCGATCTTCTTACGGGACCACCCCTCCCCGATGAGCTTGACCACCTCGGGGTACATGTGGGCGGACTGCAAGCGGCTGCCGGTGCTCTTGGCCTTGACACGGGCGATGGCAGCCTTAGCCAGCAGCAGATCTTTCGGGTCGAGCTCGATGTCTGTCATCTAATGAATAGCAGCGACAGCCCGATTGTGATGTGCAGTACACCCAGGGACATCAGGGCAAAACCGATCCACTGATGGGCCTGCCAGTCCCTCATTCGTCCTCGTCTATCCACCATGCATGCCAGCGAACGAGGGGCCAATGGAATCGAGGCCTCCACCAGCGATACTCCACGAGGCCACCCATCAACTCCTGTTCAGCGAATGCCTCATCGGGCGTCATGCCGCGCGGGACTGGGAAGACGACAAGCGCGGTCACTTGCCCTTCTTCTTCATCGGCCGCTTCTTCCTCACCGGGGTCTTCTTCGGAGCCTTGCCGTACTTGCCGTATCCGATACCCTTCGGCATCTACCGCCCCCTCTTCTTCGGCTTGGCCCTCTTGACCTTGCCCCCGTACTGCCGATCCCACTTCGCAGCGAGTTCCGGGTGCTTGGCGTGCAAGAACCGCCTCTGCTTCGCGGACTTATACGGCAACCCGGTGACTTCCTCTCGCTTCCGAGAACCGTGCCTAGAACGTATGCGGTTCTTCCCTAAGGAAGCCACCACAGTCAAGGGCGAACTGAATATCCTTCGGTAGACAGCCAGTATCCAGGGCATCTGTTCGGTTTGGGAAGTCCTTCCCGTCGATATTCCTGGGGACACACACCTTACACAGTACATACAGCTTTTATCACCCGGGGTAGTACCCCCGGGGGTGGGCACCCACTCTGAGCAGGGGGTCTGGGGTGGTGGGTGGTGAGATGGTGGTGCATCCTTTACTAGATAGGTACCCGCCTATGTGTTAGTTGGTACCTACCCCTCTCATGCACCACTGATACCCGCCATTACTGCACTGACCAGCACGTATGTGTGCCGAGAATAGGGGATTATGACAAGCTAGGCACGTGTTTTAGCAGCGGGATATGGCTAGGAACCGGGGAGTCCTGAGTCAGGGGCCATTCACCCAAGACCTTGATGGGGTTGGATTCGCACTCTCTACCATCCCCCGAACCCCCACCCTGCCCCCGACGACCTAAGGTGACACTTCACCCGGGACCACCCAGCTGAGAGAGCAGCTTCACTCCGCATGCTGGCCTGATCTAAGCGCACGCCGTTGCATGCCCTCTAACGGCACTGCGCACCTGGCTAGGGTTGCGGGGCGGACGCCCTGTGCTGAGAGCGTGAGGGATGAGTCAAGGGCAAGAGTGAACCCCCGACCTAGTGTGAGCATCGGGGGTTCGGAGGTGCTCAGTACTTACCCTGGTCTCCGGCCATGAGCAGACCACCAAGGACCAGCATCCCGATCACGAACACTAGCTCGAACATCACTTCCCCCTTACCTTGACTCGATCCGCTTGGCATTCCTCACGCCCGGCGGTCGGATGATAGGCATTGATGTGACGTTGCAGGGCTGGCCGCGATGGTTCGACCGCACGGCATCGGCGGCAGTATAGATTGCGGCCCCACCTATCTTGGTCGGAGGCGGAGCTGCTCTCCACAGCGGAAGGCCGGCGGGCGCTCGAGGCCTGGCGCTCGGGCGACGACAGCATCGCGCAGAAGTACGAGCAGGAGGCGCTCGCCTCGATCCGGCTCCGCGACGA